CAAATTACACTAAACACTGGGGTTGGAAGCTATAGGTACATCTTTCCAGCGAAGGTACGTTAACAGAGCTAATAGCCCGGACAACTTCCGGGCTATTTTTTTGTTTGATAAATATTACTGTATGAAATTAAAAAAACACTATCGCACCATCGTAATAAGCGATTTACACATGGGCAGCAAAGGTTGTAAAGCAGCACTGCTAAATGATTTCCTACGTAATCATACCTCAGACTATCTATATCTAAATGGGGATATTTTTGATTGCTGGAAGATACAGCAAAATAAATGGTATTTCAATCGGCCACAAAGCAAGGTCCTGCGTAGGTTGCTTAAAATAAGCCTATCTAAAACACAGGTTGTTTATGTACTAGGCAACCACGACGATTTTTTCCGTAATTTCATACCATATAACGTTAATCTTGGCAAAATACTTGTTGTAAATGAGCATACCCATATTGGAGCTAATGGACAAAAATTCTTGGTAACCCACGGCGACATGTTTGATACCGTAACCCGAGTACATAGATGGGTCAGTTTTCTTGGTGACAAGGCCTATGACTGGTTATTGCGCATGAATGGCGCGGTCAACGCCTGCCGTAGATTGATCGGTTTGCGGTACTGGAGCTTGAGTCAATATCTTAAAACCAAAGTAAAAAAGGCCGTCAACTTCATTTATGATTTTGAAGAAACTTTGGCCAGATATGCCAAATCTAAAAATTACGAAGGCGTTATCTGCGGACATATACATGTGGCAGAGATAAAAGATCTCCATGGTATAACCTATCTCAACAGCGGTGACTGGGTTGAATCTTGTACAGCACTGGTTGAGGATGATACTGGCTGCTGGTCCATAATACACTGGCATAAGACAGATAACGAACTTCGCAATCTAACCAATACCATCAAATGAAAATATGCTTAGTTACGGATACGTGGAACAATGTAAACGGCGTTGTAACCACCCTCAACGCCACGGTTCATGAGCTTGAACAACGGGGCCATACAGTAAAAATATTACATCCAGGGCTTTTTAAAACATTTTCAATGCCCAGCTATCCTGAAATAAAATTGAGCTGGAATCTTTGGAATCTTGGTTCCATGATTGAGCAGTTTGATCCCGACGCAATACACATTGCCACAGAAGGTCCTCTTGGCTGCGCAGCTCGGTGGTATTGTAAGGTTAGAAAACGACAGATACCACACAATACCAGTTACCACACCAAATTTCCTGAATATCTGAAAATACATCATGGGATACCATTGTGGATAGGATATCGGTTTATGCGATTATTCCACAAGTTTAGTTCCAGGGTGTTGGTCACAACTCCGACGGTTAAAAATGAACTAACCGGCCGTGGATTGACAAATTTAGTGGTGTGGAATAGAGGTGTTGACCATGCTGTTTTCAATTCCGTCGGTCGTTGCAAAACTTTAGCCAGCAAGCCGGTGTTGTTATGTGTTAGCCGTGCAAGTTATGAAAAAGGACTGGATGAGTTTTGCTCTTTGCAAACTGTTGGTACAAAAATACTTGTCGGTGATGGTCCGTATCTAGAAGATCTAAAACAGAAATATCCAGATGTGATTTTCACAGGCTATAAAACTGGGAAAAATTTGCAGCATTACTATGCAAATGCGGATGTTTTTGTTTTTCCTAGCAAAAGTGACACATTTGGAGTAGTTATGTTAGAAGCAATTGCATGCGGAACACCTGTAGCAGCGTATCCAGTTACTGGGCCCATTGATGTCTTAACACCCGGTGTTAATGGGGCAATGGATACTGATCTCTACGTTGCAATTGAATCTGCACTGAAACTAGATAGAACCGTAGTTGAAAACAGCAGCCAGTGTTTCACTTGGGCTGCGTGCACCGATGTTTTTGAACGAAACTTGGTTAAAATAAAGAACCAGCAAACAAGTTGATTAACCGCTTGCAGTTGATTATCATCACTAGTAACAGTGGAGAAAGACAACATGACAATAGAAATAACAGAACCATCCAGCAGAATGATATATGTGACCTTCCAAAAGGAAGGGATACACAAGTATCCTGCCGCAGCAACTGATCCTGCCCTGGCTGAGGAGACCGACTATGAATAAGAAAACATTTGTCTATTGCACATTCCAGAAAGAGGCTTATCACAAGTTCCCAGGGGCCGATACAAATCCCAAATATGCAACTGGCGATGAGTATGATGTAAGCCATCTTGGATTTAGGCATATGCACTACTTCAATTTTAAGGTGTGGGTTCAAGTGACCCACGAAAATCGTCAAATTGAGTTCATACAAATGCGGAGATGGATCGAGAATCTTTACTCAAAAGGTATCCTTGAGCTTGATAATCAAAGTTGCGAGATGATGAGTGATGCCTTGTATGAAAAACTTATCGATCGCTATCCTGGCATGGAGATTAAAATAGATATTAGCGAGGAAGGCATTAACGGTTCGTATACCGAATATCAACCCTGATATTGTGTTTTGAAAGCCAACTAGGGTTGTATAAGTTGTTGGCTTTTGATCCACCATACGTTGTAAATAAGAACAACGCAGTATCGACTCTGCCTCCTGTAAACACCTTCAGACCGTCTTTATAAATCTCATAAATCTTGCTATTTTTCTTTCCAGATTTACTCCTTGCATCTTTCAATCTACAAACTGTTTCGCTATCATACAGCTCTTCGTATGTTTTTCCTTTCATTTTCTTGCTGGGATTATTTTGTTTTAGTTGTGTTGATCTTTTTAATTTGATTTGGTTGGATTTCTCTATGCCATATATCTCTTCATAAGATTTACCGGCGTTTTTGTTTGGTGTTGACTTTCCTTTTAACATACTACCTTGATGAAATCCGGTGGGAGGTAATTCACTAGGTTGTGGTCTTATATTAGAAATGCCGTTTGTATATACAATCCAACCTCTATTATTAGTATTAGCATTAAATGATTCAATTATATTGTTGATATGCTTTGAAGATTTTTTCTTGCCTTTTAGAGCTGCTGAAACTTTTTGTCCGTGTCCTTTTGGTTTTTTGGGTCCCTTTAGTTCTCCAAGACCTAAAGATACTATTACTTTCGCAAATGCAGTCTCCATCCATTTATATTGGTTAAAAGAATATACATACACAAGCTTCCTTCCAAGCAATGGGTGTTGTCTTGAATCAAACGTAACTCCATAGCTGTTATTCAACCATTTTGGATTATCTATAACTTTCATCCGGCGTAGAACTTTATCTTCCCACATTCTCGCATCTTTACCTGATTTAAATATTTTTCGAACTTTGTAATCAAATGAATCCTTACCCAATAATTCTATTCTTTTGGCTATCTGCACAGAGCTTGTAAAATACTTGACCCATAATTCAGACGGATGGCATCCACGGGCGTACCTTACGCCATAGTATACTTCTCCAGTTGGTATGCATTTGATCAAATATGTATATGGGGTTGTCATCACATTCTCTTGGTTATGTCCATCGTCATATATTTATCTTGACAATACCATTAATTTCTTCACATCATAGTATGATACAGTAAGATTTATAAAATTAAAACAAAATTTAATGTCGACACACAACTAGTTGAATAACAAAGGTATAAGTGTCAACTGCACCGATTGTGCAGTTGAGCTAATGCTATTAGCGAAGATGGCAAAAACTGTGTAACATTAGAATAAACAAAGGATACGTAATGAAGAACACTAAATTTGATCCAGTAACTGGTGAACTAGAATATACCCATAATGGTTATATTTTCCGTCTTACATCAGAAGCCGTCATTGACGCTCTCAATTATCAAGGAATTGACATATTACATCACGTGTCAACGATAGTAGATAGCTTCGCTCCTGGTAATGGCGAAAGAATACGTGTAACCATACACCGAGACTTAGCAGATGATATTAGTTGGATAGAACACACTATACGAGTATCAAAGGTGCAACAATGAGAAAACTATTCTATATGGGATTAGAAAGTTATTCAAGCCGTTACACATATCAGTTAACCGAGTGGTCAAAAAGGGTGTTTGATCGCAGAGGAATTGATTACGTGATAGTGCCTGGCAGCACACTTGACAGTTCAGAAGCTATTGTAGTTGGTCAAGTATTAGATGCACATGGACGCAGTTACTTTGGTATGAGCCAAATGATGAATTTGGTAAAAATGATGAGAGACGGCGCAGTTACTAGCGACGATGTTATATTTTTTGAAGATATGTTTCAACCTGGTATAGAAAGCCTTCCTTACATACTGGATCAAATTCCGCAAAATTTACGTCCAAAGATATTTGTACGGTGCTTGGCTCAAACAATCGACCCTGATGATTTTGTTCATGTATGGGGTATGAGTAAATGGATGAGCTTATATGAACAGATGTGTAACGAATTTGTTACAGGTATATTAGCTACTAATGAAGAAATGGTAGCACATATGAAAATTGCCAACTGGTCTGCGCCAATATATAACATTTCTGGATTAAGTTTTGGTAAAGATGAAGTACAAGAACGTGTAAGTAATAATATTCAACCATTTGAAAATCGAAAAATGCGTGTTGGATTTGCGGCTAGATTTGATCAAGAAAAACAACCAGATTTCTTTATGGATCTTATTGAACAAGTACATCGTGAACGACCAAATGTAATTTTCAGTGTTTTTTCTGGCGGATCTCTACGTAGTAACGATAAAAAATACCTAGACAGAGCTAGACAATTACAACAAGCTGGGCAGCTTGAGATTTTAGAAAATCTCAGTAAAAATGAATATTATGCACTGCTAAATGACACAAGAGTATTGTTTAATTGTGCATTGCAAGATTGGGTGAGCAATACCGTAAGTGAAGCAGATGCACTTGGAGCTAATGTGCTATACCCGGCATACAGAAGTTTTCCTGAGACATTTGCAAATGATGCAGAAAGATTGTATATTCCTTGGAATATAAATGACGCTATAACCAAGTTATACAAGTTGCTTGAATCTCCTCATCAAAATATAGGCAAAATAAGTACGTGGAATGACGGTACTATTGATAGAATTATTGACATTATAACAGATAATGGTCAAAAATGGTTACGTAGCAATGTTGATTATCGTCAACATACAAGAGAGAACAAATATTAATATGGCAAAGAACAAAAATACAAATGATTATCTTAACCTAACTGCATCTAACAATGACTATGCAGTTTTTTTGCCTAGTATTAGCAGTATCTACGTGAAAATGGTCAGTCGGCAGCTTAAAGGGAAAAGAGATAAATTGCCACCCGGATTACTTAGAGGTTGGGATGATTTAGATTTTCTCAAAACAAATACTGATCTTTTTAGTTACAAATGGGCACTTTACAGCGCCGGTCATGCTCAACTAGATGTTACTAAAACTGATACTGAAGAAAGCTTGGTGCAGAAGCGAGACCGTAAAAACACAGTTATAATTGGAGATAGCGGCGGGTTTCAGGCAGCTACAGGTGTGTTAAAATGGCCATGGAAACCAAAGAAGAACCAAGATGATGTGTCATGGAAAGCAGATCAAGACGCTTTTCGATTGAGTATACTTAGATGGTTAGAGCATACTGCAGACTGGAGTATGACTTTTGATTTTCCACCAGGCGGTATTGACCGTTTTGGATTTGATGAAAAAACTGGAGAAGCTAAACATCCTGGCTTAAAAAGTTACGAAGATTGCTTAAAAGGCAGTATTGAAAATGCACAATTTTTTATAAAGCATCGAAAACTAGGAGACACAAAGTTTCTCAATGTTTTACAAGGAAGAAATCTTGAAGAAGGCGATGAATGGTGGAATATCTGCAAAGATTGGCCTTTTGAAAGCTTTGCGTTTGCAAACATTCAAGGACACAGTATAGCACTAAATCTACGACGTCTTATTATAATGAGAGACAATGGATATTTAGATCGCGGCCAAGATTGGTTGCATTACCTTGGAAATGGCAAAATTAAAGCTGCCTGTAGTCTGACAACTATTCAACGTTCTCTACGTAAACATGTTAATCCAAATGTTACATTAAGTTATGATGCTGCGTCACCGTTTGTTATGACAGCTAAAGGACAATTATATAATACTTACACGATAAATCCTACACAAATGGGTTTTAAAGGTTGCAGTATTCCGGATTCTAAAGAACTAAAAGGCAGTTCAGTAATACTTAAAGATTGGATTATGGAACAAATGCTGAAGCGTAAACAATATTCTAGCGAAGAAAGTACATTTGATAGTTTATTTGAACACAACTTAGTTGAACGTTCTGTTGCTGTTGAAACTGCTATAAGTAGGAAAATAACGCTAGGTGACATTTGTTGCAAAGGTTACGACGATGTTAATGCTAAAGACATTGAGGCAACTAACGAAGCTATACAGCAAGAAATGGGTCTACTTCGTTATGAAAACTTTGAATCTCGTAAAAAGAAATATCCAAGTGCATTAGATGGTTTAAGTTATTTGCTGCTTATGAATCACAATGTTGAATTACATATTCGAGCATGCCAAGAGGCCTGTTACTGGCTAGATCAGCCATTGTATATTGCAAGACAGCATCTACCTAGTGATGTGTTAGAATTCAAAGATTTATGCGAGGACATTTTTATATCTGAAAAACCTATGGGTCTAATCAATAAACATTGGACATTATTAACAAATGGTACAGGTATGAACGCTGATAACGAATTGCGTATTGATATAGGAAAAATATAATGGAACGCATATATTCAAACGGTGTTAAAAAAGACGTAACGTTTTTTATAGGTACAGAAGTTGAGCACACACCTGCATACGGATTAAAGACTCTTTTTGTGGTTGGGTTGTGCGATATTGACCAAATAAATCATCTGGTCCTATCGCACAACTGCGAACATATATATCTTGGTGCTAATCAAAGTTTCAACCCTGGCAATTGGATCAATGGTGATTATGAATTGAGTGATAAATGGAATAATTTTATCAAGCAGGTATTAGATTTAAATTTGCCAACTACACTTGATTTTGATATAAAGCATGTAGAATGGGTAATTGAAGGATGTTACAGCGAAAATGACAATTTTATTCCGCAAATATCTGTAAAAATACCATATCTTGAACAGCTAAGATATAATGCAACTTTAAAAATTGATGACAAAGATTTTGCAGCAAGTAATCCTGGGGTTTGGTGTCATAGTTTGCACAATCTTTTGGATCGCAAATTATTTACACCTTGGCAAAATTATAAGAAGGATCAACCATTATGAATTCATTAACTGACGAATATTTTCAAACGTATAGAGATAAAATTGCTGAATGTGAGCTATTGCGACAGGAAATTCGAAATATTGAGAAAATAATCTATAACAAAAACGACACCGTACGATCGTTGGAAGAAGAAATAAATGCAATGAGACAGCTCATAACCATTATGATTGATAATGACTGGGACCCGGTGGAAGCAAAGTTAAAAACAGAGGCTGTCGATAGAATGCGTAATATGTGGCATTCAATATCCAAATTATAATGCTATATATGGTGCACAAGGCGCTACAGGTGCTACAGGTGTTGCAAGTTCTATAGGAGCCTTAGGTGCTGCTACAACAGGAGTTTTATCCGTAGCAAATACTCTATCTTCGTACGGAATTCCTACTAGTACCAATCTAGCTGGATATAACAACCAACCATAAGGAAACACTGATAGGCAGTAATTTACAATGCAAATATTGCCTTTCAAAAGTTTTGTTTGCATACTTGAAATATGCTAGAGGATGAAATTATGAAAACAAGTGAAAAAATTCGGAATCGAATCAAAGAAAATGGTGGCAAGTTTTTCTGCAATGATAACATATCTCAATATATGGATGAATTAGATTTTGATGCTTTAATAAATGAAGTATCGGAAAAAATGCAAGGTGTGCTTGAAAGTTTAGTTATTGATACTGAGAATGATCATAATACTAAAGACACTGCTCATAGAGTAGCAAAAATGTTTTGTACAGAAATATTTTCTGGTAGATACTTACCGCCACCTAAAATTACCGCCTTTCCAAATGTAACTGAATATGATCAGGTGTATGTAACAGGCCCTATTTCGATACGTAGTACCTGTGCACATCATCTTCAATCAATAAAAGGCAAGGCTTATGTTGGTGTGTTTCCGGGTAAAAATGTTATAGGACTTAGCAAATTTAATCGAATGGTAGATTGGATAGCTAGTCGTCCTCAAATTCAAGAAGAAATGACAATACAAATTGCAGATCTTATTGAGCAAGAAACACAAGCCGACGGTGTAGCTGTTCTTGTGCAAGCCGAACATGGTTGTATGACTATGCGAGGTGTTCGCGAACATGAAAGTGATATGACTACAAGTGTTATGCGGGGAGTATTTAGAGAATACCCTCACATCAAGCAAGAATTCTTTAATATTGTAGCTAGGATGAAATAAGATGAAAGGTATAGGGTATGTTGAGTATCGCAAGCATAGAATGCTCAACGAAGGACTAAAGGCCGGCAATATTGAAAAATCAGGCAATGAACGTTATGCAATCTATTTTGGTCGTAGTCATGTAATTGATCATGAAACCAAATCACTTGCAAGAGGACCATTAAAGATTGGTAGAGCAAAGTTTGTTACAGCACTTATGAGAGGGTGTAACCAACCGGGTATTGATTTTCGTGTTTATGTAGAATTGATACTCGATAACAATGATGCCACATATGACGTTGAACAAGCAATAGCTGACCATCTTGCATGTTATCGGATGGAAATGGATCAAAATCAACAAGAATGTTATGATATAAATGATGGCCGGTTGTTGAAATTGATGCCAGATATAGTAGAAATTGCTCACAAAACAGGTAACAATATACTAGAAACTAAAATTTATATACCTCATTAAATAACAAAGTGGACTTCAGCGCTCATCTCACTCTAAAAATTCTGCGTGCTATCAAACTCGCTCAATAGGAGACAAGAGATGGCGAATAAAACAAAGACTTACAGACAAATTGGGCCTGTTGCATATCGTCAATGGCGAGCTGACATCATATGACTTAATGAAATGCGTATCCGTGCATAAATAATACAACATAAGGAGCATGGATATGCCAATGACGTTGCAGGATTACATAGACAAATACGGTGAAGCGTCTGGAACTAAACGATATAATGGAGTTCGTAAACTATTAGCAAGCCGCAAAAAAACTTATGATTCGCAGCCATACACACGATTTACTAAAGAATGGTTTATCTGGAAATATCCAGAAGATGGGATAGATCGATTTAATGAACATGTTAATAAGTCGCGTCAATCAGAAGAAAATATGATTAAACGTTGGGGAGAAGAACTTGGTAAGAAAAAGTGGCAAGAGACTATTGCTAAAAAAAATACTGTAGCACTAGTTAGAGCACAAAAAGGTGAAATTGGGGTGACAACTATGTCACAGAAGAGAAAGGAAAGCTTATCTAAATACTGGAATGATTTATCAGAGGCAGAACAAATAGAAAAACGAGCAGCTATTAATGCTAAATCTAGCGCTACAAAAAAAGAACGATATAGCAGCAAGACAAAATTAGAACTGTATTTAGAAAAATACGGAGAAGACGGACATATAAAATATGCCGAATTTCTTCAAAACACCTTCAAATCTATCGGTTACTCTAAGGAAGCAGAAACTTTAATTAAAAATATTATCTTCGATAATCCTTGGTTACTAGATTATACTATATACTATAGAGATTCTGAAGATAAGACAAAGTGTGAATGGTTTTTAAGTTCTAAAGAAGGGGTCAACTTTTATGATTTTTGTGTCAAGGAAGCAAAGGCGATATTAGAATATGATGGGTTAAGATGGCATCCAACTGAAGAACAAGCAAACGAATTAAAATCTGAACTAATGGCAATAACTGGGCTAACATACAGTCAAAAATATCGGAAAGATCAAGAAAAATTAAAAATGGCCATAGACCGCGGATTCAAAGTCTTTGTACTACGATCTGATTTTGCAGAACAACAAAAATCAAGCATAATAAGTCAATTTATTAACTACATAAAGGAACAGCTAACATGACATATCAGCCGGTAGCATATAAGTTTACATCAACAAAAGAGTATATTGACGAATTTCCATGCGCCTACAAACAATGGAAGGCCGATACCCATTGTTCAAAAAACCATGGTTACTCACTTAGTATGAAATTCTATTTTGGCGCAAATGAATTAGACAAAAGAGGATGGGTTTGTGATTACGGCGGCCTTAAGGAACTTAAACAAATTTTAAAAGACCAGTTTGATCATCGCACACTTATTGCTGCTGATGACCTAGACATTGAAAAATTTCGACAACTTGAGAAAGATGGAATCTTAGATTTAACAGTGCTACCTGCTATGGGATGTGAATGTATAGCCGACATGCTATACAAGTATGTAAATGGCATTTACATACCTGAATATCTTGGTAAGAGTGAATCAGATCGAATTTGGTGTTTCCGCGTTGAAGTTCGAGAGACACAATCAAATATGGCTTTTAGAGAGGGGCATAGATGTTGGGACGAAGACCTTTTTGCATAATTTTATCACAATGTCCCTAACAAAACGCACATTTTGTATAAATACCAGTAAGGAGATCAAAAATGTTCTATTACTTGTATGAAATTAAAAATACCGTAAACAATAAAATTTACGTAGGCGTCCATCAAACAAAAGATATAAATGATGGATATATGGGAAGCGGGACTGTCATAAACAGAGCGTATGAAAAATACGGAAAAGAACAGTTTGTTAAAACTGTTCTTGAATATTTTAATACTCGTGAAGATATGATTAGTCAAGAAATAGAAATTGTAAATGAGGATTTCTTATTAAGAGATGATACTTACAATGTAAGACGCGGCGGAACTGGAGGGTTTGATTACATCAACAAAAACGGATTAAACATAAATCACGTACCTAGGTCTGATGAATTTAAGAAGAACTTGTCTGAGAGGATGAAAAACGATAATCCGAGTAAACGACCAGGGGCTAAAGAGAGAATGAGTGTAGCAACAAAAAAAGTAATGGAGCAAGGAACTCATCCGTTTTTGGACCCAGAAAAGCAAAGAGAATTATCTAACAGGCCGAGAAAAGATGGTAGAACCAAATCAGAAGTTTCAAAGGAAACAGCAAGTAGAATGGTAGAAAATGGAACTCATAGTTTTTTGAAAATGAATTCTGAAAAAATACCATGTGAGCATTGTGGTAAGGTGATATCTTACCCAAACTACAAAAGATGGCACGGAACAAAATGCCGTGAATGGAACGAAAATCTCTTTGATGAATAGACTTAATGAAAGACCCGCAAAATCAAATCCAGGAATGGTTAGATAAGTCAGCTTATCTTTCAAACAATGGATTGCAAGATACAGAAGAATACAGAAATCTAATTTTTTCTATTCTTCTACATAGGGATGATCGCCATAGACCTCCGTGTTTTGGCCAGGATGATTGCTCTACTTTAATGTTAAGTAGATGTCCTTGGCGAATAGATTGTGGATGAAAGGAAATTAAGATGTCAGATATAAAAACATATACAGGAAAAGTAGCTGAAGAAGATGGAGAGCTCGTTTTAGTGTTTGACCCTCAGATGCTAGAAGATCTTGGATGGAAAGAAGGCGATACCATACTATGGGATATTAGAGATGATGCTGTGGTAATTAAAAAACAAAATGCATGATACGATTTATGAAAGTCTAGATAATAGCTTAACAATAACCTGTAGGGTGCGCGGTACACACGAAAATTCAGAACAAATGTTAAGTTTAGGTTTGCAAGAATTTATGCCTATGAGTCATGTTATAAAACTTGCTAAATCCAGCATAAAAGAACAAAACTTAAGACATGAATATCCTATGCTCAACGAACTTTGGTTACAGTATCAGACTATGCTGAGAATAGTTTCAAATGGAGAATAACTATGACTAATCATACACCTATATATCATAGCTATCCGTGGTCAACTATGAACACTGCATCTATTGTACCAAACGGTGGATACTCTATATGTACATCTAGTGGAAACTGGGGAACTATTACAAATACTGGTACTTTAACCACTTCAGGGACTATTACGTTAACAGCAATATCAAATACTTCGTTTTATAATCAATCATCTGCATTTATGATAACAGGCCCAGGTGATAAACCTTTACTTACAATAAATTACGATGGAACTATTGAGTGGTCTGGTTCTTTGAATACAGCCGTAAATCAGTTTCTTAATACAGTTTCATTTAATCTTGATAAGCAATTGGCAAAAGAAACAGTTTTATTACGTACATACAGACGCGCACTAGAGCGTTGTTTACGACAAATAAAATCAATGGACAAAGAAGAATTTATTTCATTACTTGAATTGGAAATTGACAATAGATTAGGTAAAGAAGTTTTGCTAATATTGTCTGAGGAGGACCAAGATGCAGGATGATGACAACACATACTTTTTTTTGCATTGGGATAGATTGTCGGCGGAACAAATGCAAGAACGCATAGATTGGTTGAGAGATGGTTTTGAAGCAGGCAGAGATTGGGGATTTTGCTCTGAACGTAGAATTTGTGTGTTAATGAATGAAAGTACAATAATGTTGTATAAACTTCGTTGGTTTGAAGCTAATAATCAAGAAGAAATACCTAGAGGAATTTACGGTGCAATGGGAGTGCCTATTTAATGTTTGGACATAATGAAATTGTTGGTCAAAAGTATTTTGATCAAGCAGGCGACAAACTGTTTGTTACTTCTATCTTCTACACGTTGCAAGGAGAAGGTCCTTATCGTGGAGAGCCAGCAGTGTTTGTTAGGCTTGCCAAATGTAATCTCAACTGCTCGTTTTGTTTTGTACCGTCTACTCCCATTCTAATGGGAGACGGCACGACAAAAAACATAGTTGATGTTCAAGTAGGCGATATGGTTATGTCGTGGAACGGAACACAATATCTACCGAAACCTGTCATTCGAAAATATGAAAGTATAGCCAACCGTATCATGAAGGTTGAGGCTGGTGCCCGTAAATTTTGGGTAACTCCGGAACATCCGTTCCTCACTTCAAACAGAGGATGGGTTGATGCACAAGATCTCACACAGGGTGATATACTTGTTCATTTCAGTGTAAGTGATCGCATGAGCATGTTCAATCCAGTTCTCCAAGATGGGTTTCTTCGCAAACCTCTTTCGCCAGACGCTGCACAAAAAGCTCGAGAAAATCTTATCAAGCTGTGGAAAGATCCAGAGTTTAGAGCCGCTAATACTGCTAGAATGATTGACAGCAATCCAATGAAAGACCCTGCGGTCGCTGCAAAAGGATTCATTTCAAGAACACATCATAAGAAAAGTGGAGTTGAACTCCGTTTTGAAAAAATATGTGAAGGGCTTCCGATCACTTATATAGGTGACGGAAGCGGCGAAACTATTGCACATCGCATACCAGATTTTATTGTCGACGGGCAAAAGAAAGTAATTGAAATTTGGGCTGCTGATGCAGACTTTGCTAAAGACAGAGATGACACGTGGGTTGCTAATCGACGCAAACTTTTTGAAAAGAATGGGTACGAAACCATGTTCCTCCCGTTGATGCCAACTGATCTGAGAAGTGATAATCATCAACGTCTCAGAGAGAAAGTTGCATCGTTTGTCCACAACGGTATAGTAATCACCAAAGTTTCCGAGGTAAAGGATGGTAGAGGATTTGCTCGCCTGTATGGATCAAAGACTGCTGAACGAACCGTTTATAACTTAGAGGTAGAGGATACCCACACATACCTTGCCAATAACTGTGTAGTTCATAATTGCGACACCTTCTTCGACGACGGCGACTGGCTTACCATACAGGAAATTGATGCTCGCATTGAGCAGACTATTACAGAGTACTTTGAAGGAGAGGTACCGATGTGGGCACGCGAACTGTGGGGCGGAGTTGGTGTAGAAGGCGATAATAGCCCACAAGTACCGCTTAAGAAAAGAGAAATGGTGCTGGTAGTAACTGGTGGCGAGCCTATGTTACAAAAGAATCTTGTGCCCTTCTTGGAATACATGAACAAAAGGTTTGCCAAGACTCAGATTGAGAGCAACGGTACTATCGTGCAAAACATTCCTGCGGAAACCACACTAGTGGTAAGCCCTAAGTGCAGCGAAAAACACGGAGTGGCAGTCAAATATCTTGAACCGAAGCAAGAAATGTTAGCAAGAGCAGATTGTCTTAAGTTTGTAATGAGCGCTAAATCTGATAGTCCATATGCTGAAGTGCCTAACTGGGCACATAATTGGCACGCCATAACATGCAAACCAGTATTTGTAAGTCCAATGAATATCTATAACAGCGAACCACAAAAAAGCAAACAGTTACGAGCAAGCAAGAATCAAATCAGTCTTGCTGAACGTAGTACAACTGATGAAGTAATTTCATTTTGGGAAGCTGGATTACTGAACATGCAAGAAAATCAAATCAATCATGAATTTGCTGCAAAATACTGTATAAATCATGGGTTTATTTTTAATATGCAATTACACCTTTTTGCTTCATTGGCTTGATCATGAGTATTCCTGTTCGTTTTGATTGGTACAATAAATCAGGTGAATTGCTGGTAGCCAATCGCGGATGTTTTACCATAAGTTATGGGCAAGAATCTGGTGATCTCAGAATGTTGAGTCAACGATTACAGGAATGCTCGTTTGAAGATCACAGGAAATTTATCCATCCCGATGTGAAATATGTGGTACCGCTTGCTGCACCTGACTATATGTTTGATCTAGAAGATTTGGCAGCTATAATGCCAAATAAATTTAAGGTATTGCAATGAATAATGATTATTCTTTATATCTAATTTCCAATAAATCTGATGTGTATAATGAAATACAAACTGGATTAGACCCTGAAGTTTTGCATTTTTTTGATGGCACAGGTGTAAAAAACTTCTCAACACTAGTCAACACATGTGTAGCATCTGCCTCTACAGAAACTGTAATTTTAATGAGTGACAAAGTTCGACCTACCAAAGAACACGTAGATAAAACACTCAATTTATTAGATGACGGCTATGCGTTTGTTGGCCTGTATTTGTTTAGATTTTTTGGTTTCAAAAAAGAGCTTTTTAGACGTATAGGATTTTTTGATGAAAGATATATTGGTACTGGATACGAAGATTATGATTTCTTAGTTAGATTAATAGAAAATAATCTAGCATTTTGGACAGAAGAATCAGTTCCGTATATTGATAGTCCATCACAATGGACTATCAATGGACACTATCCAGGGTATGACCATTGGTGTAGAAAATGGAAACACCATTGGGTAGCTGGATCACACATACCTGTGGCTATCGAGCGTACAGTACCTGAGGAAACTTACAATTACAATTTAGGTCCTAGTGTTTCGACAGAATTTCTACAAGGCCAAGAAAAATGTTTTAATAGCAATTATCCGCATGCAGGTGCATTTTTTGATATGGAAATTGTGTCAAGTGCAAGAATGAGACATGGCAAAGTGCCATCAAATATAAAAATTGGAGTATAGAATGACACATAAAAAACCGTTGGTACCATTTGGATGGTGGCCTGGCCATTGGGGTTTAAAAGGCCGAACACGTGAAATTGCACGAGCAGAGTACGAACTTGATCAAGCAGAACTTGAAGAAAAACTACTAGAAATTAACCATCGCGACGATCCAGATCTGCTAGCTCAAAAAAAGTTAGAACTAATGCTGAGTTCTAACAATATCAGTCCATACGATTATGCTCGACAGATTGTGATACTTCAAACAAAAGAATCTGACGCTCGTGAGATTGCTATGTTGGATGTAGATCTCAAGTACGAAAAAATTTCACAACTTGAATATGATCGTAAAAAGGCTAACATTCTTAAAGAACCTTGGGTTAGTATGCCTGTGATAAATTGGGATCCAAATATTTCTCAAAGAACTTATTTTCAGTTAGACTATAATGAATATTTTTTAGAATTTCTGAAAGCAAACGGTTACGAAGGTGACGAGGATACTATAATTAATAGATGGTTAAATGACATCTGTATCAGCATTGCGGAAGAAATAAACGGGCTTGATGCTGATTTGATAACACCTACCAGAAGAAGTATTGATACAGATAATGAATGATGTGCTTGACGATCTTTCTATATCTACTATAATTTTAGTATAGATTAAGGTACGAGCACTCATAATGTCACAAACTTATATTATTATAGATACGCAAAACCTTTTTATGCGTATTCGGCACGGTGTTAAAGCACCTGACACAGATCAACAGTTTGCTCTGTGCTTGCATATCATATTCAACAGTATTAAAAAGGTATGGAACCAATTTGATGCTGCACATGCTGTGTTTTGTTTAGAAGGAAGAAGCTGGCGCAAGGATATTTACGCACCGTATAAAGCTAATCGTAAGGTTGTTGCTAATAAAAGAACGACCAGAGAAGTTGAAGATGATAATGCTTTTTTTGAAGTAATGGATGATTTCATTCAATTTGTCAAAAAGCACACTAACTGCACACTATTACGACATCCTGAAGCAGAAGCAGACGATATGATTGCTCGCTGGATCTTACTGCATCCTGATGATAACCATATTATTATAAGTAGTGATAGTGATTTTCAGCAGCTTATAGCCGAAAATGTAATGATTTTCAATGGCATAACTGGTTTACTATACACAAAAGATGGTATAGTTGATAAAGATGGCAACGCAGCCAAGGACAAGAATGGAAAAAATCTTGTAACACCTGATCCAGAATGGCTGCTTTTTGAAAAATGTATGCGCGGCGATGACGGCGACAATGTTTTTAGCGCTTTTCCAGGTGTTCGTACCAAAAAACTTATTGAAGCATATGAGGATCGACATGCCAAAGGTTTTGCATGGAACAATTTAATGCTCAGTAAATGGACAGACCATGATGGTGTAGAACACAGGGTAAAAGATGACTACGAGCGTAATCGATTGTTAATTGACCTTAAACAGCAACCAGCTGATCTAATTGAAAAGTTTGATGATACTATACGTAGCCTAATTATACAAGAACCCAGACGTCAGGTTGGATTAGCATTAATGAAATTTTGTAATAAACACGGTTTAATTAGGATTGAAAAAACTGTATCCGATTACAGTGTTTGTTTTGGACTAAACTATAAAGGTCAACTACTTACATCTGAAACTGAAACAGGATCTGCATGACCAAACGATATATTTTACGACCCATAGGTGAAAATAGTTATATTCTGCTAGATAACACAGAAAGATTGGGCCTAGTTACTGAAACATTAGACGGGGTTTCAGTAATTGGTAAATTTGTTCCAAAAAACTTCATCAATTTAGAAGAGTTTATCTCAAAACTAGGCAAGGTTACTATTGAAGAAGCTGTTATAACTGTTAAGGAAGAAATTTCAAATACAATTAACGGCTTTCCAATTAAGCATAAAACCTTTGCTAATGTAGAACTTGAGCCTTATCCAACTTATACTAAAGCTCAACATACCAAAGGTAGATATGCCGCAGGTTTTTGGGCACTAAAATTTCAACAAGGGTGGACTTATGCATTTTGTCCAAAGCTTACAACATTAGCTGAAAATGAACACATAGGGCCGTATACGACTAAGATTGAATTAAATCATCAGATTTCGCAAAAAAATAAGGAGATTGTACTGTGAGTACAGCGGCATTAGATGCGTTTGTAAAAAAATATCAAACAGCTCGTGACTATAATAGCAAAGACATACGTCTTACTCTAAACGACGCTGAAGAATTGGCATTGGCTATTGCAGAGATACTCGCTAATGTTAACCGTTTAAGTGAAAAGGTTATTGATTTACAAGATAAACTACTACAAGATAAAAGCGAAATTAATTTATCAGGTGGCAAATTTTGATAAAACAATCTATGTATATTGAAAAATCAATTGATAATAAGTTATTACAGCGGGTTTCTAAAGCCATAGGTGGCTGCAATTTTCAGCACGGACCCTGGATTGCCGGTGGATGTGCACGAAGATTATATTTTGATAAACAGTGGATAGGATCTGATATTGATATATTTTTCAAAGATGCAGAATCATTTAATTTGGCCAATGAAAATCTTTTACAGTTGTTTAATAAACAATGTAAAATTCCTGTCTTCTTACCTAGTGCAAGCGGTGTTGCCAAACATGTTTCTTATAACAGTGACACTTACAAATTGTATTTCTATCCGGGATATAAATGGTCGAGTAAACCAATTTTACTAACTATACAGTGCATCAAAAAATTATGGGCTACAGACATACAAGATTTACTGCAAAAATTTGATTTTTCAGTGTGTCAGTTTGTGTCAGATAGCTATACAGTAAAAACAAATAGGCAGGCACTAGAAGATTGTGAAACAAATACATTGAGATTTACAGGGCAAACTTTGGATCCAAGAAGAGTGCTAAAATATTGTATATACGGATATGATCCGGAATCTAAAATAATTGATGAACTATTAAAATTTAGATTTCAAAATAGTCTGGTAATGGAAAGTGACGA